GGGGGGGATTTAATTCATTCCTCCCTATCTTTGATTTTTATGAAAATAGTTTGGTTATAATAGATCTAAAAAAGGTATATATTTGTTTTACAAACGAAACATTGATATTTTTGGCATTTTAGCTGTAAACATTACAGTTTTTGACAACAAACATTACAGTTTTTGACAACAAACATGTATATTTTGTACATCTTTAAATTATCAACAGTCACTTCTATTTTNTTGTTATATTGTCTANATCTCTGTGTAAATCGCTTAACCTTTTAGTAGTATAGTTACAGTAATTACATTTATATATCATTTTAGATAACGCAATTTAAACATTTTAAAAAATAATCAATACCATCCCGCAATTTTAAAAATCTTATTTTGCAAAGGGGGGGATTTTTTTTATTCTTCGCTATATTTGATTTGTGAAAAATGTTTTGGTTAATATAATTTTGAAAAAGTATTTTAATATTTATATAATTTAAATTTATATAATCTGAGTAGATGTTGTATGAAAATACAATTCAAAAGTTAAAAGAAGAAATTATTAATATTAAAACAGGGAATATGAAATTACAAGCGGAAGTTGTCACATTAAAAGATGAAATAAGATGTTTGAAGAATGATAAGACCTTTTTGGAGAATTACAACAGCAGATTGTTGTATACTCTTAGAAAAAATATCGACAGCAATGATGTATACAAAGAAAGTAAAAAATGGAGACAGAGTCATTAATCACTTATATCACCGTCGTTGTGTTCAATAAGTTCATATAATCGATTGTTGTAATATTTAATCACCTTTTTGTAGTTTTCCTTTTCATACAGTAAATTGTAAAACCAGTCGTTCCTACCTTTATGAGAATCATCGATTATGGTATCAATTACATCATTTTCATCTATTATAACAAGATTGTTTATGTTTTTTTTAAGTTTTTCATATTCATGAATTTTGGACAACAGGTTAAAGTTGCTTCGTTGTTTCAATCTGTTGTCTTGTTTGTAGTATTTGTTTTCTTTTATAACTGTTTTACTCTTCAATTTCAATTCAACAAACTGCTTATCTTTTTCTTCCACTTGTTTTTGTAACAAAAGAATATTTTCTTTCAGCGAAACACATTCTTTCGATATTATTTTCATATTTTCTATACTTTTAGAACACAACATGTTCCCCATGTTTATTTTACATTATACATATTTAACGCAATACTACATATGATATGTATAAAATTAAGAAATAAAAAGCTTACGATTTTAAATTAAGTTAAAATACAATAAAGGTTTTTCGGCATAATGGGTGTTCATCCTGGATTCTTTACAAAGCACGAGTTGAAGTTCATCGAAGCGATAGTAATGTATATAAGTGAAAATATCGAAGCAGAAATCGATATACACCACACATTGGATATTTTCGGTATCAAGTACAAAGACTCTATGTATTATATGAACAAACTAGTAAAATCAACAGATTTAAAGTGTAAGTATTTATTACCAAAGAACCACCGATGTTCCAGATCAGCAAAGGAGAACGGATTTTGTATGACACATTTCAAGCTTTTCAAGGAGAGAAAGATCGATAGCTCACGAATTTTGAACACGGAGATGATTTCTCATTTTGACGATGTTGTTGAACAGTTGAGAAAGGTTAGAGAAATTCCTAAGTTGGTAGAATGTAGATTGGTTTATATTCGGGGACGAGACTATCTGTATGACCCGTTCACACGAACGGTGTATGACTTTCATACATATGAGAAAATAGGAAGAATCGACAGATTTAGACAACTCAAGTTATATGAAAATGATATTTAATCGGTTTATATTTCAGATATGGGGTTATTTTGTATCAATAATATAAAAATAACATGGACATGAATACGAACAATAACATGGACATGAATATGAACAATAACATGATGAATATGCAAATGTTTGCAATTGGTGATAGAATCTCGTATCAAAACAAAGAAGGAACGGTATCAAGAATAAACATTTTGGGAATGCGACCTTGCTGTGCTATCCAAGTTGTATGGGATGATACCACAAAAATAAGTCAAATATTACAAATGGCTCAATTGAACGATGTAGTAAAATTGTAAAAAGAAAGGAAATCTAAAGAATATATAGAAATATAATTATTGGTTTTTTCTTTTATTATAGTTAGCTAACACTATAATAATGCTTTTTAAGAAAGTGTCGGTGTAATATTCGAATCGATGTTACTACAATAGATTTTAAGGTTTACAATAAAATCAACTATCATCTTTCACACAAACACACACACAATCAAACATGTTTTTTGTGTTGTGTGAAAGATGTAGAAGAAAACAACGTGAACACCTTAAATTTTTGTTTGAAAGGTGGTGAATCTGGAGACAAGAATACAGGGGAGAGTATCTAGGATGTTCCATGGAGGAATTCATTGAGTATATTCAGGATCAGTTTGAGGAAGGGATGTCGTATAGAAGATGTTAGGTGTTGGCATTTGGATCACAGAATTCCAGCGTTTTACAAGGAAAATGAAGATGACGAAATAAAAAGAAGTTATCATCGAGCGTTCGCATTATACCAACTTTCAACCGATGTGTGGGAGGAGGACGGAAACATATCCAAAGGGAATAAATATATTGACAAGGACTAAAAAGTATTTAAAAATAATATATATTATGTGATATAGAAGATAAGTAGCACAGTGACTTGTTTTTTCACCCTTTATAAAATATTATCAGGGTATTAGTTGTAGGCATTACAATACATCTCCTGTAGCTACAATTGGTTAGAGCGTGCGGCTGTTAACCGCAAGGTTGTAGGTTCGAGTCCTACCGGGAGAGCCCTCATAATTTTTTAAAAGAAAGTTCACTTAGAAAACCTCGTGTGAACTTTTTTCCATTATTCCCCTTAAGGAGTCAAAAATTAAACTATGAATAGGTTTAAATAACATCATATGCAAATTATTATTTTTTTAAATAAATGAGAAAAACCGTTTTCGTTTATGCTATATTAGATTCTAGTTACCTCCGCACAATGTCGTTAAATAGGGAAACACTTCGTTTCAATGTGGATGGAACAAAGTTTCTTTTCAAAACATACAAAGAGGAACCGAAATTAATAAATGTACCGTTTTATCCGAAGCAGTACATTAAAAAACTCTTGTTAACAAAAGAGTGGAGAAATAATTTAAACATAAATTAGATAATGTTTATAAAAATGAACAACTTTGTCGGAATCGTAGCGTTTTGTAAAAACAATGGGATTGGTAAGAGCAATGTGATTCCTTGGAGCATTAAAGATGATATTTTGTTTTTTAAAATGATTACTACAAATTGTATAGTTATTATGGGTAGAAACACATACGAGTCAATTCCTGATAAACACAGACCTTTGAAACATCGTTTTAATATTGTGCTCACAAACAATCCTAATAATTATAAATCGGAAAGTAATCTGGTATATACAAAATATGAGAATATTTTCTCTATTATCGAACAACATAATTTGACATATCCGAGTGTGTTTGTGGTAGGTGGTGTATCTATATATAAATTATTCTACAATAACATATCCTCTTTTTATGTAACTTATATTGACAAATCGTTTGATGCGGACAAACACTTTCCTATGTTGACTAACGATTTTGCCTTGTGTGTTCATTCTAAAAATCATTGGGACGAGACCGAAGAATGTTATTTTAGGTTTTTGAAGTATTATAGAGTGACCGACAAATATCAACACGACGAAACCTATTTTAAATTGGCGAAGCGTGTGTTATCCAGTAATCAAGAACGGGTGAACCGAACCGACATAAGCACATTGTCTGTGTTCGGTGATCAAATTTCGTTTAATATAGAACACACTGTTCCTCTGTTGACCACCAAACGGGTTGCTTGGAAAAGTTGTATAGAGGAGTTGTTGTGGTTTATGAGGGGGGATACAGACGCGAATATTTTGAAAGAGAAGAAAGTAAACATATGGAACGGCAATTCTTCGCGAGAATTTCTAGATAAAGTAGGGTTAACCCATTTGGAGGAAGGGGATTGTGGTGCGAATTACTCGTTCCAATGGAGATACTACGGACAACAATATATGGATTGTAATACCGAGTACATTAAAAAAAGCAAATATGATCAAATAAACAATATCATTCATTTATTGAAGACCGATCCGTATAGTAGACGAATCTTTTTATCAGCGTGGAATCCGTTGGATTTGGATAAGACCGTTCTACCACCGTGTCATGTATCCGCACAATTCTATGTGGATAATGATAAGGGGTTGTCTTGTCACATGTATCAAAGGTCGTGTGATGTGTTTTTAGGATTGCCTTTTAATATATTCTCATATACCGTGTTGACTTATATACTGGCGAAAAAATGTAATCTAACACCTAGAAAACTAATCATTAGTTTGGGAGATGTTCATGTCTACAGTAATCACATTGTACAGATTAAAGAGCAAATGAGCAGAAGTGTGTTGGCGTATCCAAAATTAGTTTTGTCGGACAATGTTGTTGATAAGGAAATAGAAGATATAAACATAGAAGATTTCGAACTTATCGGGTATTTTCCACACAATTCTATTAAAGCACCTATGGCAGTGTAAAAACTACTTTTTCTAATAATTAATTATTATAGATTATTAATTATATATCCACATGTTAACTGGACAGAGAAATAATGTAAGAATTTTCCATGAGGGTAAAACCGCGGTGTCTACCGTTGATATTGGTGTGTCGTTCAAAAACAATTCTGTCATTTCAAGAAAAATCGATGACAGCAAAGTGTTGACATACACCGGAACCAACAATGTGTTTTACGGGTACAAAGCCGCTAATAACTTTCGATATGGTTCGTACAATTTATGTATGGGCACAGATACCGGAAAGGAGTTGGGTACTATTATTACAAATCCCACAATGGGGAATACATTCATTGGTAATTTCACGGGTAAAAACAATACAGCCAGTAAGGAAAATATTTACATTGGATACAAATGTATAGAGAATACGGAGAGAAACATACAGTTTGAGAATATCATTATAGGCAATTATACATCCAATGAGGGTGACCACAACATATCCTTCGGTAATTATTCCAAAACTAACGACACAGACAGATTAATATCAATAGGGAACAATAATTCTAACATAAATGCCGACGATTCGATTGTACTCGGGCAATCCATCTCCAACTCGGGAAACGATTCCACAATCCTTGGGAAAAACATCAACAATACCGGAAACAATTCGTATATTCTTTATCCCAATACAACTGGTTACTCAAACGACAACGATAATCACATTAACATATTCGGTATTATGGATGGGAACAAGGGTGACGAATTGAATTTCAATGAGAATCTCTTTCTAAAGAAATCCACCAAAGCTAGTAATTTTGAATTTCACGGTGATGTTAACTTCGGTGTGAACGATGAATCCAAGGTGTTTTTTAAAGGAAAAGATGTTACAGCTCTGTTTTTTAGTATGTCGAATTTTATGGTTACCGAATTCGACGATCAAAGATTCGAACATTTGATCAAACCATTTCCTTGGTTGAAACAAGAACAGAATCTTATCGAGTTGGCTGATTTTTCGTATACGAACTTTTTGTTGGACAAAGAGTTACTTCTTAGAGACTGGTTAAAGAACAACATAGAATATCTAAGTCAAGACACCGATTTCTTTGTGAACAAAGTTTGGAAATACCTGTTTCATCCGTTACCTGGTGCGACCGAACCCCGAATCAAACAATTTTACAGTAGTATCCCTTTGTTAGAATTATCCAATAATTTAGCACCTTGGTTAAGACCAAATCAACAAGATGTGTTTTTGTCTGGATTTACGAACGATCTGTTTAACAATCCTCAAGATGTTGTTCCTTGGTTGAACACATTTCAGTCCAACATTATGTTAAACGAATTCAGTAATAATCTAGCACCCTGGTTACAATACAATCAATCCAATGTAAATCTGAATGACTTTTCAAACAATCTGATTTTACACGAGGATAACTTTGTGAATATCAAATTATCACACTTTGATAACGATATAGCACCTTGGTTACAATACGATCAATCGAATGTCAACTTAGATGATTTCAGTAACAACCTAGCACCTTGGTTACAATACGATCAATCGAATATTCATCTTGATAGTTTCAGCAACAATCTAGCACCTTGGTTACAATACGATCAATCCAATGTAAATCTGAATGACTTTTCAAATAATCTGATTTTACACGAGGATAACTTTGTGAATATCAAATTATCACACTTTGATAACGATATAGCACCCTGGATAACAGTACACCAGTCCAATATATATTTGAGTAATTTCAGTAACAACTTAGCACCCTGGCTGCAATACGATCAATCGAATGTCAAGTTAGATGACTTCAGTAACAATCTAGCACCCTGGTTGCAATACGATCAATCGAATGTCAAGTTAGATGACTTCAGTAACAACTTAGCACCTTGGTTACAATACGATCAATCGAATGTCAAGTTAAATGATTTCAGTAACAACCTAGCACCTTGGTTACAACACGATCAATCGAATGTCAAGTTAGATAACTTCAGTAACAATCTAGCACCTTGGTTACAATACGATCAATCGAATATTCATCTTGATAGTTTCAGTAACAAC